CGCCAGCGGGTTATCGATGCTGATGGAGTCAGCCAACAAGGGCATCAAGGACGCGATTCGCCACATTGACCGGGGCGTTATGCGTCGCGTGATCGAGGCGCTATGGCTCTACAACATGCAGTACAGCGATGACCCCAGCATCAAGGGCGACGTCAACGTCGTGGCGCGCGGCAGCTCAGCCATGCTTATCCGTGAGCAAACCAGCATGCTACGCCAGCAGTTCTTGCAGCTTACGGGCAACGACATGGATATGGGTATCTTGGGGATGGAAGGCAGGCGCAAGCTGCTGGACAGTGTCGCCGAGAAGCTGGATATGCCGGGTCTCATCCCGACGCAAGAGCAGATGGAGCAGAACCTCGCCCAGCAGCAGAAAGCCCAGCAGGCTAAGCTGGAAGCCGAGCAACAGCTTGAGCAGGCCAAGGGCCAGGCAGAAGTTGCCGTTAAGCAGGCGCAGGCGAAGAAGTACGGCGCCGATGCCGCCGAAACCCAAGCCGACACCCAGATCGCCCAGCAGCAGGCGCCGCTTGATGCCCAGCACCTGCTAGCTGAGATTGCCAAGCTCATTGCCGAAACACAGGGAAAACAGAATGAACGAGCAGCAGTGGAAAGCCCTGTCGCGAATCAACAGCAGCCAGGACGGCAAATGCCAGTTGGAAATGCTCAAGTCCCAGCGCGAGGATTGTCGCGACTCCCTGGAGCAATGCCGGGATACGCATGAACTCGCTCGCAAGCAGGGTGAAGCAGCCGCCCTGGCGGGCTGGATTGAAAAATTGGAAACCGCGCGCGATGTAGTCGATACGCGTTATGCCAAATAGCCGGGCACTGCCCGGCCTCACAAACAAGCCGCTTCCATTAAGGCGGTTTTTTTGTGGGTGCGCTCAACACTGCAGGTTGAACCCGTTACCCGAATCGTGAACCCCGGCTAAGTCCGGCTCACAGACACGCCGAGAGGCGTCAAGGAGCAAAGATGTCATTACCCCAGTCCGTTCAGGCACAAGCTGCCGCTGCCGCCAAGCACTTTGATCGCACGCCAGAGAATCCCGAGGCTGAAGAGGAACAGTCCTCGACTCCTGCTAGCGAACAAAACCCGCAAGACGACACAAAGCAGGCTGACACGGCCAAGCCCGACGGCGCGCAATCCGCTGAACCACCGAAAGACGAGCCGAAGCCAGAAACCCAAGATGCGCTGTATTGGCAGCATCGCTTTCAGGTGCTGCAAGGCAAGTACAACGGTGAGCTCCCAGCGCTGCGCAAAGAGAATGAGCAGCTAAAACAGCAGGTCGCTGACAAGGATCAGCGCATTCAGGAGCTAGAAAAACAAGCCCCTGCGTCTGATAGCAGCGGCATCACTGACGACCAGCTCGCCCACTTCAAGCAGGAGTTTGGCGAAGACCTGGTGACGTTCATTGAGCGCATGACGAAACAGAAGGATGCTGCCCCAGGGTCAGGAAACACCAAAGAGCTGCAAGACCGTTTAGACCGCTTGGAGGCCGAGAAGGAAGCTGATGCGGCTGAAAAACGGGAAGACGCCGAAGCACGCTTTTGGATGAGCCTGGAGCAAGCCGTTCCTAATTTCCGTCAGATCAACAGTGACCCTGCGTTCCTGCAGTTTCTTAGCAAGTTCGATCCCCAGTCGGGCAAGCAGTATCAGCAAGCGCTGAGTGAGGCGCAGCAGTCCCAGAGCGCGAAGGGGGTGGCTGACATCTTCAGGCTCTATCTGAGTCAGGCGACGCCAAAAGCGGCGGATAAGCGCACGGTACCCGATGAGCAAGTGGAGCCCCGCACCACGAAAGCAACGCAAACGCCGAATTCTCAAGGCGGCAAGTTGTGGACGGGTGCCGAGATTTCCCAGTTCTATCGCGACAAGACCGCTGGCCGCTATGCCGCCGATGAAGCGCAACGCCTGGAAGCCGACATATTCGCCGCCCAACGTGAAGGCCGGGTTCGTTAACCCGGCTGGCGGTTCCGATTCCTCGCCGTGAGGCGATAAGAGGTTATTCCAATGGCAGGTCCAGTACGTGATGCAGGGCATCCCGACTACTCCAGCACGTCCGCCTCCGGGTTCATCCCGCAGGTCTGGTCTGGAAAGATGGTCGAAAAACTTTACCAGCGAACCTGCTTCGCTGAAATTTCCAACACGGATTATGAGGGGGAGATTAAAAGCCAAGGCGACACGGTGATGATCCGCACCACGCCGTCCATCACCATCCGCGATTATGAGCTGGGCGGCGGTCTCAACTATGAGAAGCCTACTAGCGACAAGGTCGAGCTACACATCGATAAGGCGAAGTACTTTGCCTTTGAAGTGAACGACGTTGATGAGTACCAGGCGGACATCAAGTTGATGGACAACTGGTCTGATGACGCTGGCCAGCAGATGAAGATCGCTATCGACAAGGTGATTCTCGGTGACGTGTTTGCCGACGCGGCCGCAGAGAACGCAGGCGCTGCCGCTGGTCGTGAGTCTGGCGGGTACAACATGGGCGAGGCTGGTGCGCCGGTGTCTGTGGACAAAACCAACATCCTCGATGTGCTGGTGGACTGTGGTTCGGTACTGGATGAGCAGAACGTTCCTGACGACGGGCGTTGGATTGTGTTGCCCGCCTGGATGAACGGCATGCTCAAAAAGTCCGACCTGCGTGACGCGAGCGCGATGGGTGACAACACCTCGGTATTCCGTAACGGCAAGGTCGGCATGCTGGATCGCTTCGACGTGTATATCAGCAACAACATGTCGAAAGTCACCGACGCCACCACCACACGGCAGGCTACCAACGCGATTTTTGGTCACAAGAAAGCGCTCACCTTTGCGTCACAGATGACCAAGATGGAGAACCTGCCTAACCCGCAGGACTTCGGCCAATTGGTGCGCGGGCTCAACGTCTTTGGCTATGAGGTCATTGACCCCAACGCCATGGGCCACCTGTACGCCGAGCGCGGTTAAGCCCGCTATCTACGCCACCTTTCGGGGTGGCGTCTTACTTTCCGCGAGGAAACACGCATGACTAAATCACTGATTGAGCAGATTGAAGAGGCGGTAACCAAGGAAGACTTGGAGCCGCTGGCCGAGCAGCTGGGCGTCGAAATCAATAAGCGCCAAGGTGTTGAGACCATCCGAGCCGAATTGCTTGAAGCTGCTGAAGCGCTGGCCGAGAAGGGCGTCACGACCTCGGGCGAGCTAGACCCGGGCGAGGGTCAGGCCGAAGCCCCCGAGGCGGAGGAAAAGCCTAAGTACCAGGGCCGAATGCTTAAGCACACCAAGAACGGGCGCACCTTCCCCTGGACGGCAGCGCTGGCAAAAAGCCGTTACCTGAAGGAGGTTTGAGCCATGGCCGTCACGACTGTAGGCACCGTCATTCGTAATGCCAAACTGGTGTTGCAGGAAGTGACGGCCGCTGGTACCCGCTGGACAAACGAAGAGCTGATTGGCTGGCTGAATGAAGCCTATCAGGCCATTGTGCAAATTAAGCCGGATGCGTCAGCGATCAATACAAGCGTTGACCTTGTTGCAGGCACGCGTCAAGAGATTCCTAGCGACGGTATGCGCTTGATAGATATTGTGCGCAACACCGCTGCTGGCAGTACCAAAATGGGCATTATGATAACTACGCGACGCTCATTAGATACCACCCGACGTAGCTGGCACGGCGATGCGCCGAGCATCGATATTGAGCAGTACATGTTCGATGACCAAGACCCGACCCGGTTCTATGTATACCCGCCAGCAGTGGTGGGCGCAGAGGTGGAGCTGATCTACTCCTCGTCCCCATCACCGCATGACATATCGCAAGGGCTGGATGGCCTGAAAGACGAAGCCATCCGGCTAAACGACAGCTATGCGCCGGTGATCACCGATTACATTTTGTATCGTGCTTACAGCAAGGACGCAGAACACGCGGCCAACTTAAATCGCGCCCAGATGCACATGCAAGCATACATGGGGTCGCTGGGTCAGAAGGTTGAAGTGGCTCGGGCTATCTCACCTAATGCCCCGGATAATTCATCTAACCCGCAGCGAACAAGGCAATGATTCAGCACTTAGTTCAACAAGTCGCTCAAGACGTGCCAGAAGCCCCGCTATTGACCATACGCGAAATGCTGAGCCGCGTGGCGCGGGAGCTTTGCACCGAGGCTGATGTGTGGGTGCAGCGCGACCAGCCTGTGGTGGTAGCTGCCAACACCCCTTATCCGCAGATAATGGCATCCCAAGGCGAGGCGCTGCGCATCATTTCACTGACTATCAATGGGCGGGAATACGCTCAAGGCGAAGGGTTTCGTCAGCTATCGCCTGCTGAGATCGAGTTTGATCGC